CAAGAGGAGTCCAATCAAATGAAGCACCATCATCTGCTCTCGCTTCAAGAAATGTCTCTATAGTATCTGAGTCTGTTTCTGAAACATTGACAAAACTTAAAGACCAAACAAAAGGTCTTGTATTCAACCCAAATTTAATTCGGTGTTGGTAGCCATCTAAGAATTGAGCAACATTAACTTTTGGTTTTACAGTTTTACGAGCCTGATGACTTGGTTTGATAGAAGGAAAAGTAGCCATTATGAAAGTAAACCTCCTGGTCTTTTTTCTTTAATAAGTTCTGATTGAATTGCTGCTGCTACTAATCTACCTAATTCCTCACCATTTGGTTCACTACCTTCAACAGATGTACCAGAAGCATCTATATTTACTGAAATATTTGTTGAACCACCAAGAGCATGATTTGGTGTAATACCTCCAGAAACCCCTGGTGTAAAAATTTCTGGCCCTTCTTCTCCAACAATATAAGATCTTCCTCTTCCAACTGGACCTCCACCTGCTCTCTTACCTCCGTACCTAGAACCTGCCTCCCTAGCACCCTTTTGAACACCTAGATCACCCAACTCGTCTGTACCACCAAAATCAAACAGACCAGCAAACATACCTAAAAATCCTTTCTGTATCTGATTAGCAAACATTTTTGCAATCATATCAATATAAGCATCAGCTATGCGATTAAACATATTTCTAAACGCATCAGCTACACTCATAGTTCCTCTAATAAGTCCTTTAAAGGAATCTTCAAAACTTGACTTCATTGCTTTACTTAACTCTATTATTTGTCTCTGAGGTCGCATAAGCCTTTCAAGTTCATCTACAGGTGCTTTAAATTCTTGAAACTCTTCTAACTGTAGAGCATATTCTCTTCCATTCTCAACGAGTTTAGCAGTTTTTTCGGCTGCCTCATCGAATTTTGCTAATTCTTCTTTATTTAACATTCCAAAAAATTCTTTCTTAAACAGTTGAAGATTTTGTCCTAAAGTCCTAAAGCCTAGCTGTTTTTCTAATCCACTAAAAAATTCTGTATTAGGGTCAATATCTTTAAAGATTTTTCCTAATTTACTTTCAGGATCAAGTTGTGCTAAAAATCTTTTTAAATTACCTTGCTCATTTACTAACTTTTTAAAATTTTTATCAGAAATTTTAAGTTCTTCCGCCTGAGTTTTTAATAATTGTTTTCTTCTAACATCTGCAATTTCTTTTGTTAATCTTACTTGAACATCGAGATTCTTACTTAACTTTAAATCTGTTAATAATTCATCTGCTTTTTTCTGTCCAATAAGATCTCTTGACTTTACAATCTCATTTATTAACGATGAAGAATTAGTAATATTTGATAAAGCATCAAGTTGTTCAGGCGTTCCAAGAGTTTTCACAAGCATTTCTCTTGTGGCTTTATCTTCAAATCGAGAAAAGGCTTCTACCGCTTGTATGCTTTCTTCTTTAGTTATCCCTAATTCTTTTCCGAGTTGTTTTATCTCTTTTCTTGAAAATTCTGAATTTCCACCAATCGCTATTATTTGTGCATTTAATCGTCTTAATTCTTTTCTAAATGCTATCGCATCTTCAATCTGAGCAGCAACAGCAGTGGCAGCAATAGAAAGAGCAAAACCACCTCCAGGTGCTAATGCTCCACCAATACCACCAGCAATACCACCCATAGCAGCACTAAGACCACCTGCTCCAAATAAGAACGGAAAGCCTCCACCAATCATTGCACTACCAACACCTCCTTTTAACCTACCCATTGCACCACCTTGCATAGCAAATGGCCCTGCTTGTGCGTTTTTACCAAAGCCCATTTTGTTAAAGAAGGTGGGTGGAGCAGCAGGTCCAATTTGTCCACCTTTAATACCAAAGCCAACATCTTGAAAAGCTGCTCTTGTTGCTTGTTGACTCAAAATAGTTGCTGTTTTTGTAGTTTGCTTTACATTTGCTTTTACACCAGCAGCAATCTTATCAGCAGCTTTACTGAAAGATAAAAACCCTTCACTTCTTGGAAAACTTGAAGCTGTGCCTGTTGCAGCAAAATTAGCTGCTCTTCTACCTATTATTCGATCTCTAATTGCTTGTTGTTCGGGACTTCTAGTGTTTAATCTTAGATTTTTTAATAACCTGT